AAAATTCGCTCAATTTTAATTTTGAAAAACCTCCCCGCCCGAAATCGTAACGTGAAGTAAAAATTCGAATTAAATTTGATTTAAAAGACAGATATCACTTGGATTTCGTAGTAGTTTGAGCCCACTACTATAAAGCAGTGGGGAGGGTTGTTAACACAGTCATTGTTGGAACATACAAGAACTTAATTAGATCGTAATCAGTTCCCGCAGCAGTAAACACTTTAATTAATGGAGTATAGTACGCATTAGTACCATCACCCATTAATTCCACTCTGAAGCCATCAGGTTTGATGTCTTCATTCGCGGCCAAAGTGCATCCTGCTTCTAGTGAATTAGGTGCGAATTTCTTATTTGCATAAAAAGGCACACTAATATTAAGGTTTTTCGACAGTTTATTGTTGGCTGCCGCACCACCACTAGTTGCAAGCAACGCAGTATAGAGAAACTTATCCTTCACGCCGAGGGTATTAGCCACGGCAGTGCTTGCAAAGTCAAAGCCAATAGTAGTATGGACATCACTGCGAAAAGCAGTAATAGATTGTCCAGATGTACCTGTAATCTCTTGTACTATGATGTAGTTAACGGCTCCGCGATTTCCTAAGAAACACGGAGAAATGGTGTTGATTGGTGTCGGTTGACACCAGTTAAACTTTGCCTGAGCCCCTCCCAATAAAGACGCTGCAGCGGACATTCCGTCTGTAGCATATCCGAATCGAGGGGGGTGGCGGTATAACTGCATTATGTCTATCCAGGACGAGTCTGCGGCAACAGTGCCGAATTTGTGACCGAGTAGATAGGCATAACGTCTTAGTAAGGGGCGCAATGATACAATATTTTCACCCATATAAGAAAGATATAACTCAGAAAGTGGAGAAGCTCTCTCACCTAGAGTTATTTGAACGGGATTAGCCGAACTTTCATGGGGATCAGTTGTAATCATTTGAACTGAACCTTGCAAGTCACCACCAAAAATGACTTGACGATAGTTGTTTGAACTTGGTGCTGCAAATTCTAAATTTTCAGCGCCTCGAACAAATACTAAAACTTGAACTTCAGCAGCAGCAATAGGGGCTGTCAACGCCGTCTGAACACGAATGGAGAAAGTTCCATTTGTATATTCATCCGTGTGAAAATTTGTTGCGGCTGTTCCATACTTAAGGTCTGATGCTGTTAATGCAGTAGCCAACTTAGTTTTACTCCAACTGACGAATTGTTGATACGGAATACGTATCTCAACGTCACTTTGTGGAGAAACATCTAAGATTTCAGTATAACACGTCATTTGCGTGTCAGCTGTGGTACTGGCATTTCCAGTAGGATCAAAAGTAACTCGAAGCCTTCCTTTATGAAATGCAGAGCAATTCATTTTGAGTCGGAAAATTATATCTCCTCGCCAGAAGCTAAACATAGTAGCAAGCCAGCACATAGGAACCATATTAATATGGAACTGAGTGTCGGCATCTGACAGGAACAATTGTGGTCTTACAGCTGTATTCCACAGAAGATCATCTTCTGCATCAGTGTTAGTCCATGAAAATTGTGTAAGATAACTTTCTTTTTGAGCTAAGTGAGCAATTGCAAGTTCATCCTTGCCATCTAGCCCACATAGTCTAGAATCAATCGAAAGTTCATTCTTGTTATCAAGTGTTAGTTTTTCGGTTGGGAAGCCCGTGTCAACGACAGACATGAACGGGATATCCCGGGTTTGTACAGCATGTTGATCCGCAATCACAGGCACATTGGTATAACCAAATAGCTTTGCAATGCGGGCAACTGCTGAGGCTCCTATAGCGGTAGCGGTAGCAAACGGACCAATTATAGGGATGGAACCTAACATAGACGCAGCATTGGCAATTGCCGTTGCTGGTTTACTTATAGGACCATCAATATATTCATCCGAACCTTGAACTGCAAGGTCGGATGTTGAACCATATAGCACCACATTTTCTGCCCAAGCGTAAATTGAAAGCGTGACTTCGCCAGCTTCCGCATTAGCACTTGCTAGAGGAGCAAGGTTTCTGCCCATCAACGTACCAAGATCCTTGAAATCTTGATTGTCTCGAACTGATATAAAGTCTTTATGCCATAAAAATGGCAAAGTCATTTCAGCAGCTTGATGCGTTTGTGGACAAATGAGGATCTTCTCCAATTGCGACATTGGGATCCTTGATGTATGATCATCATTCAATACATAATCAATTTCATAATTAGTACCAAACATAGGTAACCAGGAAAACATCCAGGTACCAAAATAAAAGGGTGATGCATTATATACAATTCTTACTTTAAGATTGCATTTCATGAACGCCCAATTATGTAATTTGTACTTAATATTTGCATTATCAAAGAATAGATGAAAGGGTTGGATGTTGTAAAAAGCATCCAAGTCGTCAGCAGTGCTCCAAGTGTAGTTTGCGATCTTCACTGGTCTGCTCAAAAACTGACCGAGAGGTGACTTTCCCTCCACTATGTGTTGGTTTAAAGTCATTTCTGCATGAGGGATAACGGTAGTAACCGCCTCAGTTGTGTCAGTAAATGTTAGAACTTGTTGCTCCATCGAGTCGATTATGCCGCTCGTGGAGGCGCCTCCCCCGTTCCCATTGGAAGGCACTTGTACGGATGGTGCACTAGTGGCACCAGAATTTGACGTATCGCCCATCAGGCCGAACTTACCTGTTGCGAATTGGTCTATGAAAGTGTTCGTATTCTCTGTTGTTGTTGCTGGACAATTATAATCTTTCGCCGGGGTCCCACCCGTCGAAGTAGTCGTTCCACACTTCGAGACCAGCCGAAAAGTCGGAGTCTCTAACGCCTAATAGCCTGGCTGGGGTCATGGAACCCCCAGCTGGATCACAATAGACGTGGGCATTGCTTCGCGCTAACACGATATACCCAGACCGCGCATCAATATCTTCAAAGCATTCGCTGCAAAAGAATGCATTATGAATAGGGCTGATACGTTCCCTATAATCAACAGTGTGAACATTACACATGTCACATTTAAGTGGATGTTCACTTTCACAATATAAACAACCGAAGAACCATTCATCATCTTCGAGTACAACTAAACTACGACACCGTTTGCAGCGGGGACATACAATAGAATTCGAAGTGTGCATTATGCAGTCTTCACGACCACAATAATCACAAGTTTCAAGAGTTAGGGACTCGCAACTTCCCTGCACTTTGCCTTCAAACACAGCTGTGAATGCTGCGAATAGGACATCATACTCAAATAAACTATGCTTGCAATATTCTTCAATATCTGCCTCTAATGACATAATTGTAAATCGATGCAAAAATATATTATACATTTCTTTTCCATAAAAGAAAATCTCCATCAGAGCTGCCTTCATTTTATCAGCCATCTGAGCCTCTGGACAGAGCGCTCTAGACGGGATCACATAAAGCAGGCCACGTTCTATGGACTTCCACTCTAGCTGCCCAATCGTATGATTCAATTCCACACTGAAATGAAAATTACGCTTGAGAAAACTAGCTTTAGATATATGAATAAAGGGAATGGATTTAGCAGTTTTGTCAGCCATCGTATACACAATACCTTGACTGGCTAAGAAATCCGAAAGAAGGGTATGATCAAACTTACAATCCTTGGAAACTCCAAAGATATTATCATCACCATATGTAGCTAAAGCAACGTGTTGCTTAAACTTCTTTTCTGGATTATAATTAATAAATGCCATTCGTAAATAAATACAATTAACTAAACAATTAATAACGACAGTTAACGGGTGACCACTGGGATTACAGCCATGAGCCATGAAAATATCACCATCCGCCACAATAATGGGGTAGGTTACATCACAGGCCATAGCTTTCATTGCCAGCAGATCCGTTTTACTGTAATCACACCTGCGCGCTAATGTTATAAGAATATCAAAAGCCGCATCGATCACTGCAGGACCCATATTTTTATCAAATGCTTGGTAATCACCAGCACAAATACGATCACGTCCAAATTGACATAGGTGCTTCTCAAGCACTTCCCAGTCAGGACCAGTCGCATTCGTACCTGGATAACTCTCAAACAATTGGCAGTTCTCCTGAATTTTTGCTACCAGAGGTAGGAAATATTTCCGGAAAACTAGCGAAAAGCTAAAGGCGCTGCCAGTAAACATTCTTGTTTTGTTAGTCTCGATCTTTTTCTTAGTAACGACTTCATCTTTCAAGGAACCCATGAAAGCAGGCATACAGCGACAACCGCTTCTATATTTTGCTTCCATATCAGCTACATCCTTGACAATTTTGTCATCAATAATCATAGTATTATCGTCTAACACATTCATAAAATCAGTTTTTGGTTTACACAGAGGAAAACCAGCAGAAGTATTCTTAACAATAGAATTAATATTCTTATTACCAATAACACCATTCAAACTCTCAAAGTCTGACAATGGTGTAATGGTCAATTTTGAAGGAAGGGTTTCAATCACTTCCTCGATATACATTTCTTTTGCAAAATCCATCAAATCCATATCAAGAGTTTCTGCTTTATTAACAATTGGTGTTATCTGCTGTTCCCAAACCTCACGTTTGTTCATAACAGGTGCACCAAAATCATCCTTGATACCAAGGCTCGACATCTCATGGTATAGCATTGTTCTCACAACTTTGCTTTTACTTGGAAAACGAGAGCCAGTGGAACCAAAAACCTCACATTGTAGCTCAGGGATTTTCCTCAGTGTGCTCTTTTCACTTAACGGGTGTACCGTATAAGTTAAGTTCTCACGTATAAGATCCCCACCTTCAATCAGTGGACCAAGTCTATCAACTGCTAATTGAACCATATCTTGTGTAAGGACAGCACAGCGGCCTAATCCCCCATGACAAGATTGGTGAATACCAGTAAAAACAGGTCCCTGATTACATCGGGCTATGTACATAGCACCACAATCTCCATCAACATTATCTTGATTCGACAATTCATAACAATCATTAGTAATCATACAATTGTTACCAGGATCATTCATAGAAATAACTCCTGAATACTCAATCATACCTGTTGGTGATTTCTTCACTTCCCCTTCAATATCCCTCATAAGGGTATATCCAGGGCAACGTAAGTCCATTAAAAACATACGGGGAATTAAACCGACAATTGATTTATGGTTAGGTAATTTCCGAACGCGGATAAAACGTAAATCTCTTTCTGGTATATCAACAATATCACTCACTGAAGGTGTATAGTTAATCATATTACGAGTGATACCACCAGACTTGTAAATAAATTCATAATGCGGAGCACCTATGAACAAATGTCTATTGGTTAAAATAACATTTCCACCAATAATAACGCCTCGCCCTTTACGACGACGATGCGGTTCAAAACATTTGATAAATACAAGATTTTCTGCAAGTTTACTATCAATTTCACTATCAGTAAGATTTTTCCATGAGTGTACATGTTCACCAAAGCTTGACGAACTACTCACTGAAATATCATTCCAATAATGATTAATATCTGAGGATGAATCAGTAAACTTCTCCTTTACATCAACGGGCAACGTAACAACAGAACCTTGAACAACAGCCGGTGGATCCGGTTCTGGTTCATGAACTATTGTACTATCCGCAACTATCTTCCTGGAAGCAGGTCGAGTGTAATAAAATATTCCTAACGTAGCAACAGCTCCAGAGAGCCCAGCAACAAGAAAAGCAATTTCCTTGGCACGTTTTCCATACATTCTATTAACAATTCTATTTGCCACCCATTCGACCATAAATTGCCTAACTGAACCAGGCAAAATATTATACACTGGAAAAATGATATAATTGACCCCAACATAGAAGAATATTTGTGAAGTGCACTTCCATATAAAGGCCCAATAAAAGTAGAATACAAAGGTACTAAGAAAAGTTAAACAATATGTAGGCATAAAATTCCAATATAAACATCTAGTAATATAAGTAAAGAAAAGACCCCAATCAATCCATCCAAGAAAAGTGAACATAGCATATACCCGAAAGTATAAGTCAGTCATCCATTCCGAGATATAAAAATCGGGTGCAAACTTTGGGCACTGAGGAGGAGAATCCGGAGCACCTTTTGCATATTCCCATAATTCAGGGAAGGTTAAATCACTCATTGCTTGAACAGGTGCACAATCACAAGTTCCTTCAACTTTACAACAAGTCAAACAAAATTTCTTTGTAGTTAGTTTATCAACCTTCTTAAGAATCATCTCCTGAATCTCATCATGTGCATGTAATGCAACCTTAAGCCACATTAGAAAATCTGACATTTTAGTGAAAGAATGAAGTTTTTCATACTTGGCTGGATCGTCAACATGCTTAATAGGACGTTCAACTAGAATATCCCACACATCAAGAGCCCCTTCAGTCTCTGGAACTAGCTTCGAATCCAAACCAAAGTCATCCTTTGACGTATACTCCTTTTTTACAGTCAGAGTAATTGTATAGGGAAATCTTCGTCGGGCCGCATACGGTTCAGCAAAGAGTGAGTGAGCGTTTAAACCTTTCGTGTTAGTAGTGGCCAATACAAGTTCAGGAGCACACAAAATGTTTCCTTTCTCTTCCAATTTAGCCATGTTAACAATCATTGTAGTATTGTTATTAACTTGAATGATTTCACGTTGCGATGCATCTCTAAAAGATTTAATCACATTGGCGCACTCGAAAGCTATATCATCAAATAATACATACCAGCAACTAGTTTTAAAATTTGACCAATATTCATCCGCAAAATTGCGAACATATTTGGCGTCAGAAGTTTTCACAAGATTCTTAACATCAGCCACAAAACTAAAAACAGTATCACAGAATGCAGTTTTCCCTACATTAGGACCACCAAATATAAGCATAGAAAAAGGCGCTTTACGCGTTTTCATTGCCGCCATACTAGTATTAAAGGCAAATCTGTCCGTTTTAAGTTTTGCAACTTCATTACCGATTAACTTCTTTTCAAATGATTCACAGAGTGGCAGGATTTCATCACCTTGGGCGATGAGCCTATCATATTCCGTTATTATCTGAGCCAAAGTTATTCGCTTCGTTTCATCAACACTGTTAACAAATAATTTTCGAATGTTCAATTCTTGAATTTTCTTGAACCAAATGACATACTCTCCCGAGGAATGCCAAAAGTCCATAATGTTACCAGTTCTTACAGATTGAAATCCTTGTTTAGCTAAAAAGGAAAGCTTTTCAAGCATATCAATGAGAGCGCATGGACTAAAGTCCAATTGCTCAAGGTTCAATTTTTTGGTTATGGTATCAAACCGTTCTTTACTGTCTGGATCATCAGTTGAAAGCAGACCAATAAAGAAAGACCATATATACGAAACAAATCGGACCAGGGCCACATAGACCTTAGTCTTCCTTATTTTGTCCATATATTGGAACATCTTATAAAAAGAATTTACAGACTCCTCGCCAGGCGACATATCAACATCATCAGCTTGAACACTTTCCACAAAGGAAAGTAAATGTTCATAAGAATAATCAATAGCCTTGGCAAGCATTGCTGTAGCATTCTGCTTAAAAAGATGCTTAATTAGGTGAGCAACAGCTGCACCTACATCCAAACCATTCCGAGACCTATAGATTCCATAAATAAACAGAATTATAGTCTCGGCAACATCAAGTTCTTGCGAAGCAAAAAACTTATTAAACAACTCTAAGGACAAATCAATCCGAATGTCACTAGCTTGCAAATTAGCAAATTTCATTTCGCGAAGAATCTTGATGTTCTTCTCCCTCTTCCCAACATTGCTCGTCTTACCTCGAAGAACGTCATTACGACATCCTTTGAAGGAAACTTTCAGCTCCTTAATAAGCTTATTACGCTTATCAAGTGTCTCTTTTTCTTGCCTCAAAAGAATATTATATTCTTTTTTGCAAGGTTTCTCCTTGGTCCCGGAGTGGGCGGAATCCTGTTTCAGTTCCTGAGCGTGCTTAACATCAATAATTTTCGTAAAATTCATTTCGTTGTAGCAGGAGGGTAAAAGAAGTATTATTTCTCCCATTCTCGGGATATTCCATGTTACCAGCATGGAAACCGTACATCTTGACTTTTACATGATGCAGTATGCTCGCATAAAGCAGGTTCATTACGCCTACCTACTCGTACTTGAAGTAACATTACTAAGAGGTTACAAACTTCACAGTGATGACCCAATGATTAGGGCGATATATGTCGTAAGCACAAGCTTTCTTCATTGAACAGTTTTATGTCATACTAATTAGAAACTTCTGACAACCCTACAAGCAATCGGGAGTTCTTTTTATATTTTTTGTTTTGATAGTCTACAAGCAATCGACTAACATGCATAAATTTTTTATTTTGTATTTTGCATAAAATTAAAATGAAATAAAATCAAATAAAGAAAAGAGGGGTAACCATTTATTTTAAAGTGGACGGTAAAATCCACTGCTCGTTTTACTCAAACGAGCAAAATAACCGAAAGGTAATTTAAGCCTTAACGGGTTTCTTTAGAAAAAACAATTATTTTATATACAACTACATACTTCCGTAGATATTATATAATAATATAATCCACCAAATGATTCAAAGATATCATTTGATCAATAACAAATAAACATCCCATACCACTAAGTGATTCATAGATATCACGCAATCGTATGTTCTTTCAACATCAATTAGGCAATTAGTTGCGAAAGCAACCAACAATAAAATTGCGAATACCTAAATTCCGGGGGTTGTTTCCCC